CATGCACTTCAAAACATCATTCAGTTTTGACGGTGTAACAGGTTTACCAGTTCAGCAGATTCTCCGTGACACGATTTCCGGAGCATCAGCGTCACAGAGATATATGAACAGCCTATATGAGAGCGGACTGACAGCAAAAGCGACGCTTGAATATACGGGAGAGTTGAATGATAAAGCGAAAGAGGCACTTGTGAAGTCGTTCGAGGATTTTGGCAGCGGAGCGAGGAACACAGGGAAAATCATTCCCGTACCGTTAGGGATGAAACTGACACCACTCGACATCAAATTGTCAGATTCACAGTTCTTTGAATTGAAAAAATACACTGCATTGCAGATCGCAGCAGCGTTCGGTGTGAAACCGAATCAAATCAACGACTATTCAAAGTCGTCCTATGCGAACAGTGAGTTGCAGCAGTTGTCTTTTTACGTTGACACAGAACTGTTCGTCATCAAGCAGTATGAGGAAGAAATCAACTATAAAATGCTGACGGACGAGGAACAGGATGACGGTTTTTATTACAAATACAATGAAAAAGTTCTTTTCCGGACAGATTCAAAGACACAAATGGAATACCTGAAAAACGGTGTCAGTGGCTCAATCATGAAACCGAATGAGGCACGACGCAAACTTGACCTCCCCGATGGAGAGGGTGGCGACACTCTACTTGCAAATGGCAGCATCGTTCCGCTGACAATGGCAGGAGCAGCATATCAGAAAGGTCAAATCGAGCAAGAGGAGACCGAAAAACCGGAGCAACCGGAGGAAGAAACAGAGCCGGACACAGAGCAGCCGGACACAACAGGACAACCGGACGAAACCGACGAGGCAGAGGACGAGGAAGAACAGGAGGGAGGTGAATAATCATGGCAAAGAAAAGACGTTTTGATTTCACAAAAAAGAATAAACGCAGCGGAAAAGTTGAAAATGTCGGCTATTTGGATTTGGAACAGGACGAGGAACAGAGCAGATGTTCCTTGTATTTCTACGGTGACATTGTATCAGCAACATGGGAATCCATGTGGTTCGAGGAGGACAGATGCCCGCAGGACATCGCAGATTTCCTCAACCAGTTGGATGGATATGAGGACATCGACATCTATTTCAATTCCGGTGGCGGTGATGTATTCGCAGGACTGGCAATCTATAACCAGTTGAAACGATACTCCGGACACAAAGTCGGATATGTTGATGGAATGGCTGCGTCAATCGCATCTGTCATCATGTTCGCATGTGATGAACTGCATTTTGCGACAGGAGCACAGGCGATGATTCACAAGCCTTTATGTATGGCATGGGGCAACGCAGACGATTTCAAAGAGGTCATCAAACAACTTGATTTATGCGAGGATTCAATTCTCGACGTTTACGAGGAACACTTGAAAGAGGGTGTGACGAGAGACAAAATCAAGTCTTTCATGGCGAAAGAAAAGTGGTTCAGCGGTGCAGAACTGGCAGAGTATTTCGACGTTTTGATTGATGAAAAGGCAGCAGTCGCAGCGTGTGCATCAGATTATTTTGAAAAATACAACCATGTTCCGGAGAGCATCAAAGGAACAGCCACAAAGGACATTGTCGATGCGGTGCTTGCGGAACTGGAGAACCGGAGCAATGCAGCAGCAGAGGCAGAAAGAAAGAGAATCGAGGAAGAAAAGCAGGAAATTCTTGCAGACCTCGACATGTATGGATTTTAAGAAAGAGAGGACATGATTCATGAACAAGGAAATGCAGAAACTGTTGAGAGAGATCAACGACAAGAAAAACGAGGTCAAGAGCCTTGTGAAAGACGGAAAACTCGACAAGGCAAAGGCAGCAAAAGACGAACTCAAGGAATTACAAGAAAAGTTTGACCTCCTGTTCGATTTGGACGAGGAGGAACATGAGGAGATCGAGGACAAGGTGGCAGCAGGAACAGCAAAGACCGTCGGAGGAAAAGCGGACAAGAAAAACCTTGTGAAAGCGTTCGTCAATATTGTCAAGTGCGGATTCTTAAAGAGAGAACCGGACGAGGAAGATGTCAAGGTGTACAAGGATGCGTTAAGCACAGACACCACAAAGGGAGACGATGATGAAATGGGAATCGGTGTCACCGTTCCGGAGGACATCAGAACAGACATCATCGAGTTAAGACGTTCAGAGGATAATCTGGAGCAGTATGTCAATGTTGAGGGAGTAACCACAAAGAGCGGTTCGAGAAACATTGAGGTCGATGCAGATTCCACCCCGTTTGATAATGTGGACGAGGAGGCAGATTTCCCCGACATGGATGAGCCGAAGTTCAAAAAGATTGTGTATGCAATCAAGAAAAAGGGTGGCATCTTAAAAATCACCGCAGAACTGTTTGAGGACACCGCAGCCAATGTCATGGCATACATCAACAAGTGGATTGCCAAGAAAACAAAGGCGACGAGAAATGCGATGATTCTCAAGGTTGCGGACGAGATGACAAAGGGGAAAGAGGTTGTGATTTCCACAATCGACAGTCTCAAGGACGTGTTCAACGTGGGTCTCGACCCTGCTATCACAACAGGAGCAATGGTCATCGCAAATCAGAACGGGTACAACTACCTCGACAAGTTAAAGGATAAGGACGGAAAGTACATTTTGCAGCCGAATCCTACACAGCCGACACAGATGATGTTGTTCGGTAAATATCCGATTGTCAAGGTGTCAAACAGGACTGTGAAATCTGAACCTGTGTACTCACCTGCGTTCACAATCTCCGGCAGCAAATTAGCAATCGACGGAACAACCACAGCAATCGACGCATCCGCAACGTCCGACGTGACAGCATGGAAAGTCGTGAAAGGAAAGTATGTTGTAACTTGCAAAGGACAGGAGCAGGAAACGACAGTCGATGCAAAGGTGTCCGCATACAAGCATCCTGTGTATATGGGCGACTTAAAAGAGGCTATCACATTATTTGACAGAAATGTCATCACCATCGACATGAACGACAAGGCAGCAGGTTTGTGGGAGAAAGACATGACCGGAATCAAGGTTCGTGACCGTTTTGACGTGCAGCCTGTTGATGATGGAGCAATCATCAAAGGCAACATCACGGAAGTTGTGCAGGGATAAGAAATGCAGCAGGGCGGGAACACCCGCCCTGTGATTGAAAGCAGGTGAATGAAATGACGGACGAGGAAAAGAAAGAGTATAGAGACAAACTGGTTGAGGACTGCATGAAATACAACCACATCGACTATGACGACGACAAGGACATTGTCGAGACTATGGTTGAGGCGATTGCATCAGAGGAGTTGATGGAACTGATTCCGAATTTCGACCCATACAATTTGACCGCCCGTCAGAGATTGCTTGTATATTCTTTCGTCAAGGAATTATATGACCACAGGGAGAAGTATCAGAACGGTACACAGCAACTCACAAATGCGGTCTCAACCATGCTACTCAATGAAAAGTATGGAGGGAGCAGTGAATGACCGGACGGGTGAAAATAATCAGAGTGACCACAGAAATCAAGGCGGGCAGGAAAGAACCGACCACAGAGGTGTTTTATGAGTGTTGGTGCGATGTTCAGAGTTTGGGAACAAATGAGAAATACACAGCACTGCAAGCAGGTCTTGAGAACACCATTGTTTTCAAGGTTCGGAATTGCAAGCGGATGAAAGAGGTCAGAAAGAAAATGAAAGAGTTCTATGCAGAGTATGACGGAACACGATTCGACATCTATGACGCATCACCGATGTTCACAGATAACGGATGGGTGCTTGTGAAATGTCGTGCGGTTGCATAGGTGTCACATTCTGACACGGAGGTGAGGACATGAAAATTGACATGGAGTTCAAAGGACTGGAGGAACTGGTGAAAGCGTTTGAAAGTGCTGCATCGGATGAAGATATTGCACAGGTAAATAAAACGATCGCTGAAAAAGGAGAACCAGTTGTACAGAGAATCATGTCCGGAAAAATCCCAAAGTCAAAGGACATCAAAAAAAGTGGGCGAGGGTTCGGTTCAAAATCATCCGTGTCCGCACATGCAGCAGATGAAATCCCTATCGGGAAAGTAAAGGTGAACGGTACGGGAGCGACAGCAGATGTCGGATGGGAAAAGAACACACAGGACGAGGGCGGTCATTTCTACGTCCGTTTTATTAACTGGGGAACGATTTACAGACCGCCACAAGAGTTCATATATGCAACAGGCAGGGAGGCAGATGCAGAACTGCAAAAGATAGCAGAACAGGAATATCAAGCGTATTTAGACAGGACAGTGGGGTGATAAGCATGGACAGCAGTCCGGACATCATAAAAGACGCATCAGACACACTCAAGCCGATAGAGGACAGAGGAATCACTGTGATGCAGGGGTGGTATGACAAAGACCTCAACAAATGTCATGTGACATTATGGGATTTGGGTGAAACCGATGACAATTTTTCGGATGATGATGCGGAGGGAGTGACACTTTCCTTGCAAGTCACCATTTTCTCAAAGGAGGACGAGGTGGAACTGGCAAGGGAAATCAAGTCTATCATGAAAGAGAATGGGTTCTCATTCGAGGGGAGAAACGGAGACGATTCAAAACCGGAGGATGGAATCTATATGAAAGCACAGCGATTCACAAAATATTATGAAAGCGAGGAAAAATCATGAGCGAAACAGTAACACAGGTAAATGAAACCACACAGCAGATTGTAAGGAGTAGAACTTGCGGTCTGAAAGATTTCTACATCGCACTGGTGCAGAGCAATACTGCAACAGCATACACAGCCGGAACTCCGGTGAAATTAGCGAGAGCAATCAAAGCGAAAATTGATGAAAAGTGGACAAGTGAGAAAATCTACTCCGACGATAACACCGAGGAGGTCATCACCTCATACGAGGGAACAGATGTCGAACTGGAGATCAATGCTCTTGCACCGCAGGACAGAGTGATTCTGTTCGGGCAGTTGTACGAGAAAGGATTCTTGAGAAAGTCATCTGACGACAGAGCACCGGAGGTCGCTGTCGGATGGAGAGAAAGAAAACTCAACGGGAAATATGAGTTCAAGTGGCTTTATGTCGGAAAGTTTGCAGAGGGTATCAGCGAGGAGGCAAGCACTAAAGAGGGAAAACTGTCACCTACAACCAAGAGCATCAAGGGCAGTTTCTACGAGCGTAGCATCGACAATCTGTATGAGGTATCTGTTGATGAATCCAACCTTGTAGCAGAGGACACGGATGCAGCAACAGCAATCAAAGACTGGTTCTCAAAAGTGCAGGAAGCACCGGACGCAGCAGCGTAAAACAAGAGAGGATATAACAGGAGGATAATTCAATGAATAGAAAAATCATCGTGAATCATAAAGAGTTCAAAATGGAGAAAATGTCTGCGGACACATACATGGAATATCTCGAACTTGCAGAACAGATTGACGCTGCGACATCCGAGAGAGCGTCCAAAAGATACTCACGACAGGAAATTGAGGCGATGACGTTGTTCATCTGCAAAGCATACGGAAATCAGTTCACGGTTGACGAGTTAAAGGACGCAGAGAGCGGGTTGGATGCAGCAGGAATCGTCATCGAGTTCAACATGATTGACATGGGAATCGCAGAGGAAATGAACAAGAGAATGGACAAGATGATGAAAAATTTTCAGAGTGGCAAGTGATTCCGGAAATAACAATCACTTGCAGCACAGGAAAAGTATTCATCAATAACGTAACGGTTGAGCAGTACAAGAAATATGCTGCACTCATGGAGAAAAACGGTTCGGACAAAATAACGGATGCACTGTTTTTCAACAAAAGAATTATTCAAGAGATATTCGGAAACAGGATGTCTCTCGATGAACTGGGTGAGGTGGATGTCATTGAATTTCTGACAGCATCAAAGGGGATTCATTTCATCATGCAGGATATTGTTTCCGATGCGTTACTGAACATTGTCGAGACAGAGCCAATCGAAAGAGAGACATCTGCGTTCGACGAATATGACCGTGAGAATGGGTATGAGGACGAGGAGCAGGAAGAACAGAACACATGGAAGATATGCGGAGAAATCGTTGACCGAGTGACAAAAATTGCGATTCGGCTCATGCGGGAATCATACGGGCAGTGCATGAAAGAAAATATCATTGAACTGCTGAAATATCTGAAATTTGAACTTGAAACGGTGAACGAGAACACATAACACAGAGAGGAGGAGAACCGATGGCACATACAAGCGTGAAGATTTCAGCAAATTCGTCTGATTATCAGTCGCAAATGAAATCCGCTGCGTCACAGATGAAAGTGTTATCCAGTGAGTTCAAACTGGCACAGACGCAAGCAAAAGCGTTCGGTTCGGCAGCAGACCAACTCAAGGCGAAAGCCGAGAGCCTCACTAAAAAAATCACTCTGCAAAAGAATATCGTTCAATTAAACAGTGAGCAACAAGCAAAACTCACACAGAAACTTTCAGACCAAAAGACAAAGCAGGAGGAATTGAAAACAAAGGTCGAGGCAGCAAAGAAAGCCTATGAGGATTCAACAAAGGCGACCGGAGCAAATTCAGAGCAGTCAAAGGCACTGAAAGAGGAACTCGACAAACTGGAGCAGGAATTTAAGGCAAACGAGACAGCAATCGGAAAGACGGAGACTGCTCTTGCAAATCAGACCACAAAGACGAACGCATCAAAAGCATCACTCGTCGAGATGGAATCTGAACTCGAAAAAGTAAACAAGGAACTGAAAAATCATAAACTGAATGAATTTGCAAGCGGTTGTGACAAAGCAGGACAAAAGATGGAGAGTTTCGGAAAGAAAATGTCTGTCGTTTCTGCGGGAATTGCTGCAATAGGAGCAGCATCAATCGCAGCGTTTAAGGAACTCGACGAGGGATATGACACGATAGTGACAAAGACCGGAGCAACCGGAGAGGCACTGGAGGGATTGACCGCATCTGCGGACAATGTTTTCGGAAGTATGCCGGAGGACATGTCAACGGTCGGAGAGGCTATCGGTGAAGTAAACACGAGATTTCATTCGACAGGAGAGGAACTGGAGAGCCTGTCAACGCAATTCATTCAGTTTTCGAGCATAAACGGAACGAATGTGACACAGTCTGTTGACCAAGTGGACAAAATCATGAAAGCGTGGAACATAGACACATCACAGACGGGGAATCTGTTGGGATTGCTGACATCAAAAGCACAGGAGACAGGAATTTCCGTTGACAAACTCGAAAGTTATGTACTGGATAACAATTCAGCGTTCAAAGAGATGGGGTTGTCATTACCACAAGCAATCAATTTGATGGCTCAATTCGATGCGAACGGTGTTGATTCTACGACAGCACTGGCAGGACTGAAAAAGGCATTGCAGAACGCAACAGCCGAGGGAAAGTCAATGGATGTCGCACTGGAGGAGACAATCGGCAGCATTAAGAACGCAAAGACGGACACAGAGGCTTTACAGATTGCGACAGAACTGTTCGGGAAAAAGGGTGCTGCGGAAATGGCGACAGCAATCCGAGAGAACAGAATTGACCTCACAAGCCTGTCATCCTCAATGTCGGAATATGGAACGACGGTCGAGGACACATACAACGGAACACTCGACCCGATTGATAATGCAACAATAGCGATGAACAATGCAAAACTGGCATTGTCAACACTGGCGACAACAGCACAGACCGCAGCAGCACCAGTCATCGAAAAGGTGACGACAAAGATTCAAGAATTGACAAAGTGGTTCACCTCTCTTGACGAGGGGCAACAGCAGACAATCATCAAGGTCGGTCTTGTGGTGGCTGCGGTGGGTCCTTTAGCAATCGGATTCGGAAAAGTAGCACAGGGAATATCGACGACGGTGAAAACAGGTCAACAGTTTGCATCGTTTGTCGGAGGAATCATCGCAAAGATAACAGCCAAGACAGCAGCAACCGCAGCAGGAACAGCAGCAGACACAGCAGGGGCAGCAGCGGAGGCAGCACATACCGCAGCAACAGCGACAGCGACCGGAGTGACTGGAGGAATGACGGTGGCACAGACCGCCCTCAATGCAGTCATGAATCTGTGTCCGATTATTTTAATTGTGACACTGATTGCAGGACTGATCGCAGCAGGAATCGCTTTATATAAAAACTGGGATAAGGTCAAAGAAAAATTATCCGAGTTGTGGAGTAACGTCAAGGAGAAATTCAACGCAATCAAGGAAACCATAACGGGAGCGTTCTCGAAAGCAAAAGAGGCGGTCACGAATAAGGTGAACGAGATAAAAGATTCGGTTGCGAATAGTGCAGTCGGACAAGCAGCGACAAAGACGTTTTCAGCGGTGAAAAATACTGTCACAAAGTTCATGGGGGCAGCAGTTGACACTGCAAAGGAGAAACTGGGGAACATGAAAACCGCCTATGAGGAAAACGGGGGCGGTATTAAAGGAGCAGTTGCAGCAGGATGGGAGGGAATCAAAGGCTATTACACAGCCGGATTCACGTTCGTTGATAATCTGTCGGGAGGAAAACTGACAGAAATCAAGACAAAATTCTCCGAAAAGACATCGGAAATCAAGACGAAAGTCTCCGAGGGTTGGGAGAATATGAAAACGACGGTCACATCCAAGATGACCGAGTGGAAAACAAACGCATCAAATAAACTGACGGAAATCAGAACCGATTTCACGACGAAGATTTCCGGAATACAGTCCTATGTGTCAACCGGATGGTCTCACATGAAATCGACGATTTCAACGACGATGCAGCAGTGGAACACAGATGCGAGCAACAAACTCCTGTCACTCAAGAACGATTTTACAAACAAGGTCGAGAGCGTAAAACAGGGATGGTCAACGAGGTTCACAAACATCAAGGACACAGCAACGAATCTCATGGAGACCGCAAAGACCAATGTTTCCACAAAACTGGAAAATATGAAATCTGCCTATAACGAAAAAGGCGGGGGCATGAAAGGAATTGTGTCGGCTACATTCACAGGCATCAAGGACACGATGAACTCACTCATGTCCACAGCGAACACGTTGACAGGTGGAAAACTCGACAGCATCAAGTCATCTTTCTCAACAAAACTGAACGGTGCTCTTTCAACGGTCGGTTCGGTCATGGAGAGCATACGAGCAAAATTCAGTGAAAAGATGGAATCCGCAAAGACAGCGGTCTCAAACGCTATCGACAAAATCAAGGGATTTTTCAATTTTGAGTGGTCATTGCCACATTTGAAAATGCCACATTTTAGTATATCCGGTTCATTCAGTCTGAACCCTCCGTCTGTACCGTCATTCGGTGTTGAATGGTACAAAACAGGAGGAATCATGACAAGTCCAACAGTGTTCGGAATGAATGGAACGAGGCTCATGGTCGGAGGAGAGGCAGGAGCAGAGGCAATCTTGCCACTTGCAGAGTTCTACACAGAATTGAACTCAATGCTTGACCGAAAACTGAAAGCAATCAATCAGAATGTGAACGCTTTTATCGAGGTTCACAACTATATTGACGGAGACGAAGTGGCAAGCAGAACAACCGAAAAGGTCAGTGATAATCTTGCAATAGCAACAAAAAAACGGAGGTGAGGACATGAAAATTGACAGCATAGACATTCGGTCATTCGATGCAAAGCAGTTGACAGTTGATTTCGAGCCTCCACAGACGGGGGTGACGGTGGAGATGTTCGACGGGGCATTGATACCGTCGGAATCCGAAACATACACACCATTGTCCGGACTGACAGTGACAGTCCTGTTCAGAGGAAAAGACAGAGACGAGGTTCAAAAACATGTCAGTGATTTCAATGCAGAGTTGCAGAAAGGTGTTGTCCTTACACTGGACGGGTACAGTCGCTATTTTAAGGCATATATGACGGGAAACTCGTTGAGCAAGACAATAACGAAAACACGGTACACAGCAGAGTTCAAATTCACGGGGTACTGGTTCAGTGACGAGGTGAGTTTGAACTGGCAGGGAGTGTATGAGGCAATATTTGAGGCACAGGGAAACAGGGCGACACCGTGCAGACTGACAATCACAGCAACGGAGTACATCGAGCAGTTAAGAATCAACGGTCTTTCCTGCGGTGAAATTACTATTGACACGATTCCGAGAGGAGCAACCGTCATCATCGACGGAGAAACAGGATTCGCAACGATGGACGGAGAGAACAAGTTCAAGGATGTGTCCTTGATGGAATTTCCATATCTCACCACAGGGCAGGAAAAGGAACATCATCTCATTTTCTCTGACAATAACGCACTTGTCACATTGCAGTATAAACCTATGTGGTTATAGGAGGCGGTCAGATGGATTTGTACAATGATTCACACGAAAAGGTGTGTATTTTATCCGGAATAAAAGAAACGTGCATCACAAGCACTCTCAAGACTGGAGACAAGGAAATCACATTCGAGTTCCGAAAGACAAACAGGTATGCAGCGGACATCAAAGAGGAGGGATATATCAGAACCGACACGGACGAATTTGTTATCAAGCAGGTCGAACCGAGTGGGGAATGGTATAAATGCACCGGAACATTGAACGTCGAGGAACTGGAGGGCAAACAATATCCGCAGGGATTTGAGACCGTGGAAAAGACGGTCGATGAATGTCTGACAGAGGCAATCGACGGAACTGGATGGAAAGTCATCCGGTGCGATGTTTCCAAAAAGAGAACAATCCGGATAGAACAGAACTATTCTGCATGGGATGTCGCTCAACAGGCAATTACAACGTACAGATGCGAGATGGTGTTCGATTCTCTGAACAAGGGAATTTCGGTATATGAGAAATACGGAGAGGACAGAGGAGCATATTTCATTGAACGTCTGAACCTCAAGAGGTTGCAGGTACAGTCAAACTCATACGACTTTGCAACAAGGCTCATTCCAATAGGGAAAGATGGATTGATGCTGAATATCGACGGGAAAAATTATGTTGAGAATCACCAGTATTCAAAGAAAGTGAAAACGATGACGTGGAAAGATGAAAGATACACAGATGCGGAATCACTGAAAGAGGATGCAGAGGCGAAACTGGACGAACTTTCCAAACCATACAGGTCGTACACAGCAGAAATCATCAATCTTGTTGAGGCGGTGCAGGACGAGGAGAAAAAAGAACAGTACAAAGAGGTGTTCAGTATAGCACTGGGAGACACGGTGCTGCTGATCTCCAAGTCAACGGGAATCCGTGAGAGCCACAGGATTGTGAAATTCTATGAATACCCGTTGACGAAAGAAAAGAACAAGGTCGAACTGGCAAACACAAGGCTGTCATTCGAGGAGGTTCAGAGAACCGAGCAAGAATTGTCATGAGGAGGTGAGAAAATTGGAAATCATTAGACACATCAAAGTGGATTTGTATGGAGACACACAGCATTTTGCAGTTGCAGCGAAACAGATGGACATGGGAACACGGTACATCGGAGTGACGCTCATGGAGGACGGTGTCGTGTATGAGATACCGGACAATGTGGAGGTCATTATCAACATGACCAAACCGGACAAGACACACGTTCACAACGATGGAGAAAAGTCCGGAAATGAGGCTCTCATTCCTCTCACAAGAGGCATGTTGCAGGTTCACGGAACAGCACTGTGCGAGGTGCAGTTGTATCAAAATGGTGCATTACTGACGAGTGCGACGTTTGAGATGGAGATTTTTCCGTCACAGCGGGATGAATCGGAAATCATTCACTCCGGAGAATACACAAGACTGGAGAACACCATTGCAGCAGCGAGAGAGGCTCTGCAAATCGCACAGGACACACAGAACACCATTGATGCAGCAGAGGCGGTCAGACAGGCACAGGAGCGGTTGAGAGAGGCTGCTGAAAAGGCAAGAGAAATCAAAGAGAGCCGGAGAGAGGATGACACCGCAAAGGCGATCGCAAAATGTGTCGAGGCGATGGAGGCAGCAATCGAGCAGACAAAGAAATGTCTGACAGCGACCGAGGAGGCAAACAAAATCATCATCAGTCAGTCCGGACTTGATGCGATACTGGCAGCAGTCAAAGACTATTATGAACGCATCAGAGAACTTGAGACGGACATCAACATCAATGTGGATGGAGGAACACCAAAATCAACCGACCTCCTGCTTGTCAAGGGAGGAACACCGTTCACGACCGATTATGACAAGTACATCGCAGGAACGTCACACACAATTTGAGAAAGAGGTGAAAAAGAATGGCAACAGCAACAATCACTCTGAAAAAGGGAACGACCGCAGAGTGGACAGAGAGCAAGAGGGTTCTCGATGATGGAGAACTGGGTCTCGAAACCACGACAAGCGGTCACAGAATCATCCGAATCGGTAACGGTTCGACCGAGTTCATGAGCCTCCCTGTCGCATTTGACATCGAGGAGGTCAGAGAAATCAAGACCGGAATGGACAAAGACGCAAAAACGTACTATGACGACATGGTCAAAAAGGGAACGGAGTTGCTTGCAGAAATGAAAGCACTGGCAACGACTGTCGAACTGGAGGACGATGCGACACAAATCAAGTATCGAATGGGTATCTCAAACGGTACGTTGTATTTTGAGGAAATCACAAAGGAGGCAAGTGAATAATGGCAGTAGGTGACAGAATATTCATGGCGAAAGAATCCACGTCGCAGGAGATTCTTTCCAACACAAAGAAAATTATCGAGGACGCAAAAGCAAAACCGAAAAGATACGGAATGAGAATCAACCTCCTCGACAGCAATCCGGCAACCCGTGTCAAATATCTTTACGATGCGGTTGGAATGACACCCGCAGGAATGAATTTCGCAGGAGGCGGGTTCGATTATGGAGACTGGGGAGATATTTGGTTTGTAAAGAAAAACCGTCCGGTCATGGTAAGAACTGACGGAACGGTTGACTATGAACTGAATCATGAAAACCATGCTCTCAAGCTGAACGGAGGAGCATCGGACATCACAAAAACATCATACGGTGGAAATGCAATGTCCGAGATTCCTCTGATTTGGGTCAAGAGATGGACACAGAACAATTATCATTTTGTTGTGTTCTGTGAGCAGCAGTACGATGACACATACAAGGCATACGCACACACCGACGCAGACGGAAATGTCCTGCCCGTGACATATTTCCCGATGTACGAGGGTTCGGTTGTCAACAACCGGATGCGTTCGCTCTCCGGTCTCACACCGACAGCGTCCATGACAGACGAGCAGGAGACGACCGCAGCAAAGCAGAACGGTGACAGATGGGATAAACAGTCATTTTCTGAAATCAACCTCATGTATGAAATGTGTACGATGATTACATGCAGCACCAACTCACAGGGCAAGTTTGGAAATGGAAACAGTCAGTCCGACAATTTCTTGCAGACCGGAACACTCAACGGGAAAGGACAGTTTTTCGGCTATACATCGACCACACAGGCAGTCAAAGTATTTTACTGCGAGAACTTCTTTGCGAACTACTGGAAACGTTTGAGAGGTCTGCTGCTTATCAACGGAGTGTATCATGTGAAAGCAGTTCCTCCGTACAACTCAACAGGTGCGGGGTACACAAACACAGGACTGACACCGTCCGGAACATCCGGAGGCTACTGTTCAAGAATGGAAATGGCATCCGACATCGGAAGAATCCCGACCGTTGCATCCGGAAGTGAGACCACATACGAATGTGATGGGTTATGGTTCAACAATACGATCGTTGCAGTTGCCCTGTTCGGTGGCTCCCGTGGCTACGGGTCGAGGTGCGGTTTGTCGTACTGGTATGTGAACGCCCCTGCGACGGCCGTGTCCGCGAGCTTCGTGGCGAGCCTTTCTTGTAAACCGCCTGTTGCTGCTGCGTAAGCAGCGAGGGGGAACGGGGGAGATACTCCCCCGCAATAAAAAGGGAGGTTCGGAGGGTTTACCCTCCGAGGTGTCCGGTATGACAAGGATTTTCCACGATGATGGAAACGGGAGGCACATCCGACACAAACAGAAAAAATTGTGATAGAATCTCCGACATGACAAAAAGATGACCTTGACATGACAGGGGAATCGGTGTGCGTCCTTGCCCTGTTCGGTGGCAACCGTGGCAACGGGTCGAAGTGCGGTTTGTCGTACTGGAATGTGAACAACCCTGCGACGAACGTGAACACGAACATCGTGGCGAGCCAATCTTATCAAATTATGGAGCATTTAACCAAAAGCACACCTTTTTCCTACACCGCAGGGTGTTGAAATACACCTAACCAGTGGAAATAATACCGATGCAGGCAGGGTCGAGTAAGAATATCAGAAAGACCTTGAGGTGATAAGAAAGATGGGAAAGAAATCCGTCAATAACCTGTACAAGCCTATGTTAGAGCATAGCAATGTTGAGCAGAAATTTCATAAAGCAGCAAAGGGCAAAACAGAACGTCCGGACGTTGCGGTGATATTAGACCCGAACAACATTCAAAGACATGTCAATATTGTCATCGAGCAACTTGAGAACACAGCACCGGAGGGGTACGATGTGCCACATCCGGAAAAGGCATGGAAACCGACGAGACACGGAAAAGTCCGCATCAATGAGGGAACGAGCAGGAAAGTGAGAATGATTGAGAAACCACGATACAATTATGAGCAAGTGGTTCATCATCTTGTCGTTGCTGCATGTTATGACACATTCATGAAAGGGATGTATGAGTTCTCGTGCGGGAGCGTTCCGGAGAGGGGTGCCCACTACGGGAAAAAATACATCGAGAAATGGATTCGGCAGGATAAAAAGAACTGCAAATATGTCCTCAAGATGGATATTCGACACTTTTTCGAGAGCGTTGACCATGACATCCTCAAAGAGTGGCTCAAGAAGAAAATCAGAGACAAGAAGATGCTGCACATCCTCGAACTCATAATCGACGGGAGCGAGGTCGGATTGCCTTTAGGATATTACACATCGCAGTGGCTATCAAATTTCATGTTGCAGCCTCTTGACCATTTCATCAAGGAACAGTTGAAAGCAGTTCATTATGAACGATATGCGGACGACATGGTGGTGTTCGGAAAGAACAAAAAGGAACTTCACAGGATGCAGCAGGAGATTGAGAGATTCTTGAGAGAAAAGTTCAACTTGCAGATGAAAGGAAACTGGCAGGTGTTCCGGTTCGATTACACAGAGAAAAAGACCGGAAAGAGAAAAGGGAGACCACTCGATTTCATGGGATTCCAGTTCTATCACGACAAGACGATTCTGCGGGAAAGCATCATGTTGAGTTGCACACGGAAAGTCAACCGTGTCGCAAAGAAAGAGAAAATCACATGGTACGATGCAACCGCAATTCTGTCATACATGGGTTACTTGAGCAATACAGACACATACGACATGTACCTGCAAAGGGTCAAGCCTTATGTGAATGTTAAGAAATTAAAGAAAATAGTTAGCAAACATTCAAAGCGAAAGGAGCGAGAAAAACATGAAAGAATGGAGAGAAGTGTTCGGAACGGAGGCAGAACAGCCGAAAGAGTTCGACACAACAGCGTCACCGACAACGGTATATCAGAGACGCAATATCAAGAAAGCAACGAAAGAGGATGCAGACGGAAAGAAAATCACCGGATGGCAGCGAGAGGAGCGTGAGATGTCACGGGAGGAATATGACAGATTGACGCTCATGCAGGAGGTTGTTGCATCCAACACAACAGGAATCGTTGAATCCGTGACACAGTTTCAGAAAGATGCAGTCATCGACGAATACACACAACAGTTAATTGAGGAGGGGTTGATTTAATATGAAAATGCTTGTCGAAAGTCTGAAAAGAATGTACAAGAAAGGCACTCTCACCGAGGAACAGATCGCAGAGCGTGTCACAAAAGGAAGTATTTCAGCGGAGGAATATGAATACATCACGGGAGAAAAATATTCCGGTGGTGAGGCAAAATGACACCGCTTGAAATAATATCACGGTTGTGCGAGATAACGGAGGAGTTGTCCGGAATCGTGAAAAAGCAGCAAGAAATGATTGAACGCTCAAAAGTGGAGGAGGGGGTCAAAGAGGAACTCCGGAACATGGTCAATGAGGCAGACGGGAAACTGGATGTCCTTGAGTACCACATGAGACGATACTGCGACACCGACGACGTGGGAGCGTTCGGAAAGGAGCAGCCGAGTGACGATTGAACTCTCATTGTTGTTGAGCGGGATTTCCGTCGCATTTGCAATCTTTTTCGGGATTTCCAACAAAAAGCGGAATGACAAAAAGGATGCAGAGCAGGAGACGGAGGAACGTGCGACAGCGAACACACTCATGATGACAAAACTGGAGAACATTGCCGACGATGTCAAAGACATCAAACGTGACTACAAAGAGACACGGGCAGAGGTGCAGGATTTACACGACAGGGTTCTCATAGTTGAGCAGTCATTGAAATCGTATCACAAGAGACTGGACGGGATGAATTTGAACATTAAGACCGACCAATAACAGGAGGGCGGGAACAGGCAAGAATCAACCACATAAAGGAGGCAACAAGTGAACAAAAGCAGGATGACGAACGCAGAGCGTCGCATGTATTTCCGGCATAAAAGAAAATTGTACCGGATGGAACAGCGGGCAGCAAAGCGGAAAAACAAAGTCTCCGGTCAGTTCATGAATCGTGTTGTTATCTGTATGATTCTTGCAGCATTTATCTACACAGTCGTGGCGATTATGGTGTTTGTGAGAGTGGGTGCTGAACCATCAACATTGACAGAGAATGTATTTCGATTCCTGTCAGTGGAGGGTGGTGCGATGGCACTCATTAAGTCAGTAAAGACGGTTACAAAGAAAGATACAGGAAAACAGCACGAGAACGAACCGGATGGCATCAATGCAGAAAATAATGAGGAGGTGCAGGGATGAAATTCATCGTTGAAAATTGGTTTGTTATCGTGGCAATAGCAGCAGTGGGAGGCTCTATCGGGTACGCAATTTATTCTTTTGTGAAAATGCCATCTGATAAGCAGTTGAACAAGGTCAGAGAGTGGCTCTTGTATGCGGTGACAAAGGCAGAAAAGGAACTGGGAGCAGGAACAGGAAAACTCAAACTCCGGTATGTGTACGACATGTTCGTGGCGAGGTTTGAGTGGCTTGCAAAGGTCATCACATTCGACATGTTCAGCATGATGGTGGACGAGGCTCTTGAGCAAATGAGAACGATGCTTGACAGCAATGAGGCGGTGCAGAAACTCATTGCGAACGAGGCAGGTGAGGGCAGTGAGTGAAATTGAGGTTTTCATGTCACAGCACTGGAGCACGATGGTGACGGTGTACATCATCGGGGCAGCAGTTACATTCGTTTTGACGTTTGTTATTTTTTGGATGTTTGAAAGGCAGTCCGAAAAAGAGGAGCGGGAAAAAGAGTTGTTTCCGGAATACTACGAGGAACAGGAAACGAAACAGGACAGAATCATGGTCAAACTGACATTTTTCATTTTGTCGGTATTGGTGGCGGTGATATGGATAGGAGTTCCGTTCATACTGGCTTTTATATTCATTATGTCAGTGATAGATGATTCCGGAGATAAGAAACAAAAGGAGGAAAAGAAATGATTTCAAATTGCGGACACGACGAGAGAGGAAAATATTCCGGAGGAAAAGCCGGAGATCAGACGGGAACAGAGTGGCAGGTTATAAACTGGTATAACAGACCGTGGAAATGCGTTCTCCGTCATCCGGATGCAACAACGAGAAAACTCATTGCACAGATGGCAAAGGCAGCAGCAGTCAACAACATGGTCGGATATTGTCAGTCGCACAGGGGAACGTTTTGGACGAACCTTGCGGATTCAAATTTCGACCCTGCTCAAATCACAGTTCCGTGTGAGGCTGACTGTTCGTCCGGTGAGGCTGCAATCGTAAAAGGTGCAGGATATAGACTGAAAAACGAGAAACTGAAAAGCGTGAGCACTGCATGTTATACCGGAAACCTGCGGAAAGCACTCAAGAAAGCAGGTTTCGAGGTGCTGACAGATAAAAAATATCTGACATCAGATGCGTATTTGCTTGAGGGTGACATTCTGTTGAATGACGGTGCTCATGTGGCGACAAACCTCACCAATGGAGCAAAGGCATCCGGAGGAGGTGCGTCACAGACAGTTCCAATCAAGAGCAACGTGAAACTGGAGGCAGCGAGAGGGTATGACAAGAACCTTGCAGGAACATACAAGGTCACGGGAGCAGATGCGTTGAACCTGCGGTCGGGAGCAGGAACGGGAAAAGACAAGACGATTTTGACAGCCATGCAGAGCGGGGAAACATGTCAGTGTTATGGATATTACACGGACGTGTCCGGAGTGAAGTGGTTGTATGTAGCATATAAAAACGTGGTGGGATTTGCGTCGAGCAAATACCTCAAAAAGTAGCAGAGGAGGGCGAAAACATGTTATACTATTTAGGCAAAGGAACGGAGTTCAAAAAAGAGGACTGCAAGGAATACAAGACAATCGAGGGAGCGTTGAAAGCAGCAGCAAAAAACGAGGAACTGGTTGTGTGGGATGAAAACGGAAACGTCATCGGCTCACTCACGGACAATGTTCCGGAGGGAGCACTGGAGACAAATCCCGACGGTAGTGTGAACACCTACAATGCGGACGGGAACAAGGTCGGCACAATGACCGCAGAGGAACTCAAAGCAGCAACAACCCTCACCGATGACAAGGATGCAGAGGGGCAGCAGGGCGACGCAGGAGCGTCCACAGACGACGAAAACGGAGGCACTGGAGGAAATGCACCATTAGAACCGGAAAACGGGCAGAATGGGGCGAATAGCGAGCAGGAGAACGGACAGCAGACCTCCGGTGATGGAGACGATGCAGCAGGGCAGGAGACATCCGGAGACGACGAAAGCAAAACAGAGGAACAGGTGTCCGATTCTGACACAATCTATCCGGAAAAGACCACAAGAGCGATCGTTGATTGCGATGGTGCTCTGAATCTCCGTCGTTCTGCATCATGGGGCAATGAAAGCATCTGCGGACGTGCAGTGAGAGGACAGTCGTACTATATCAAGGCAATTCACACCGTAGAGGGAAAGAAAATACTTGAGACTATCGACGGAATTTTTCTGTCCGGTCAGCCGGAGCATGTTCGCATCATTGAGGTGTAAGTTCCGGACGGGTGTGTTATAATAGAACAACGGGAGAACTCTCCGAGGGGTTTGAGTAACACACGGGTAACTGACAAAATCCTTGAAAAGCCTTATTTTTCAAGGGTCGGAATTATGCAAACGATAATAATAAGAAAATTGATTTTAAGAAAGCCCCGATTTTTCGGGGTTTTTTTAATGCCTAAAATTTAAAAAATATATAATTTTGACCGTATAGACACATTAGAGACACACCAGAGACACACAAAAAGCCAATTAAAATATTAAATTCGGCTCAATTAAATAGAAATTTTTTTATGGGTAAATATACTAAAAGAAAAAACTGGAGAGATTATATAAAATGTTCCAGTTTAGTCAATTGAAATTTGATGATTATTGACTGGATTCTATAAAGTGTTCCAAATTTAGTCAATTGAATATTCGCAGTGTAGTG